GTTACTTCTTTGGGTAAACGGTACTCAAAGTTTCTAACCTTAATTTGCGTTATTGCACTAAGACCAACTGTGTTATCAACAATATTTTTCTTTAAACGCTCATCAGAAGTAACAGACCAAAGAGTTGAGTTGTTACCTTGATATACGCCACCACCACCAGGGTTAATAAAACCAGTATTTGAGCCTTTACCTGTTATGCCATCAGAACCAATAACAATTTCATTACTATCTGTACTTGCATTAACATTGCAATTTGAGCCAATAATTACGTTGTAACTTCCAGATGTAATTGATGAACCTGCGTTAATACCAATGCAACTATTATTTGTCCCCGATGTATAAGAACTCAGAGAACCCGAACCTAATGCGCTATTATAATTTCCAGTAGCTGAATTTCCATATCCTGCACCTTTACCCAAAAAAGCATTATTTATACCAGTAGTATTACTATACCCTGCTTGATAACCTACTGCAGTGTTGTAAGATGCTGTGGTGTTATTTAATAATGATTGAAAACCTAAACCTACATTTGATGCACCAGTAAGGTTTGACAATAAAGATTGTTGTCCCATTGCCACATTGTTTGCACCAGTTGTTGTTGCATTTAATGAATTATATCCAACAGCAGTATTACCTGAAGTTGTATTGCTATATAAAGCACCATAACCAACAGCAACAAGTGAGTTACCTATTTGGTTAGAATATAAAGATTGATAACCTACTGCTGTATTGTTAGATGCTGTGGTGTTGGCACCTAAAGCACCAACACCCATAGCTACATTGTTTCCACCAGTTGTATTTGATTGAAGTGCAGAGTATGAACTTCCAGGTACACCAGAACCAATTGCTACATTGTACGAACCTGATGTGTTGTTATAAAACGCTTGTTGACCAACTATTGTATTAGCTTGTCCTGATGTATTTGCATATCCCGCTTGATACCCTACTGCGGTATTGTAAGATGCTGAGGTGTTGTTTGTTAATGCCGCATTACCAACTGCCGTATTGTATTGACCAGATGAATTATTATTTTGAGCATTTAATGCGTTAAATCCTACACCTGTGTTATATGAACCAGTATTTGTATACCCAGAATAACCACCTAAAAATGTATTTTGTGTTCCTGTTTGGTCACTGAAACCCGCATTATCCCCCATCAAAGTATTTTGCGTTCCTGTTGTATAAGAATAACCTGCTCTATACCCTACTGCTGTATTGTTAGCACCAGTAGTAAGATATGTAAGAGGAGAATCTCCTATTCCCACATTATATGAACCAGATGATGCTGACACATTTGGGCCAGAACCCGACCCTAAATATGTGTTGTGACTTCCCGTTGATGTATAACCAGAACTAGCTCCAAAAAAAGCATTGTTTGCGCCTGTACTATTATAACCCGCTGTAGAACCTACTGCTGTATTGTTATTTGATGAGATGTTTGATGAAAGAGCTGTCCTACCAATAGCTACATTATAAGAGCCAGTTAAATTTGCAAATAAAGTACCAGAACCTATTGCCGTATTAGTTGTTCCAGAAGTATTTGAGTTTAAAGAATTAAAACCAAATGAATCATTAAATGCACCTGTGTTTACAGTTCCTAACGCTCCACTACCAACTGCTGTATTATTTGATACAGAACCCGCACCTTGACCTACTGTTAGTCCGTGTATAGATGCGTCATAGGTTGTTGATAATGTTCCTGCGTTGGTAATATTGACTGCGGTGGTGAATACAACCTGAGCGGTGACTGTAGCTCCGCCTGCAATGCTACCCGTTGCGGTTGCTGTAATCGCTTGACCTACGGTCGGTATGGTACTTAATCCGCTGAAATAAGCTTGCCACTGAGCAAGCGTTGTTGTTCCTAATGAAGCAACAATATATGCCAATCCTGATGTAACACTTGATGAATTAGCGGTTCCTGATGGAGCTACAAGCCAGGAATGAACGCCTGATGTGGTTTGCTGATACAAGGACGCATAACCTGTATTTCTATAAACAGGGGTTGTGCTTAGGTAATAAACGTTCTGTCCGACTATTGTTGCGTTGGTACTTGTGTTTGCCGCATAAGAAGCATAGCTACCAATATACAAACCGCCATTTGATTGAGAATTTGATGGCGGTGTCACTCCAAGTCCTAGATTCTGATTGGAATCTAAAATCAATGCATCTGCCGCCGTTGCTCCGCCAACAATAAAATGAATTGCATTCGATGACTGAGTACCAATCGCTAGGTCTGAACCTATTGAATACAAATACACATTATTCGGCGCTTGGAAATTACCAGAACCACTAAACCCAGAGCCATTGATACCAAAGTCACCATAGTAATTGGATGCCGTACCTAAGTTATTGCTCACAATAACATCCGCTGATGCGGCGGTTCCAGTGCTTGTATTTTGCAATACAACCTGAGCGTAACTGTTTGCGCTTGTTTGATATGTCGCAAAGTTATTGGTATCTAAATAAGTGAGCGTTCCATAACTGTATGCGCCTATATAAGCAGATGAAGTAATAGAACCGTTTGCAACATAAGAACCAGTTGTTAAAGAACCTGCAACTGTTAAGCTTGAAAGATAATTAAACGCTGTAACTACGTTGGTTCCGTCCACATAAAGAGCGGCCTTGTATCCATTAGGAACCACAAGACCTGTTCCGCCGGATGTGGTTACCAAGATAGCAAATCCGCCTGTGGTGTTATTTTCTACAATGTAGTTCTTATTGATTGTTGGAACAATTAAACTTCTCTGCGCTGTATTTGTACCGGTACAGTTTAAATAAACGTTACGAAATGTCTGGTCAGTTGTCGCTTGTGTTGTTGTTAAAGTAACGTTTGCATCAGAGAATGCAACACCTGCACGACCAACAATTGCCTCTTCAAATACATATTGAAAGTTTTGATTGGTTGTTGTACCCCATGTACCGGCTAACTCGCCAGTGCCAATTAATTCAATTACAAGGTTTGTTGTATACGTTGCCATAATCTTCCTACAATGTAGTTATTTTCACCCAATTTGCAGTCTCATTTGTATTAATCGCACCCCAATTTGCAGTCTCATTATCACTAATGGCATTCCAATTTGGCGTTTGATTATCTACAACCAAGCCCCAGTAGTTATATCCCAAACTACCCACTGAACCGTTTGCATTCACACCTGTTAGTTGTATCGCTCTTTCTCCAATCGATACAGAACCAACTGAGCCTGTTGCTCCAACTCCGCTCAATGCCAACACAACATTGGGACCAAGCGCTCCAACAGTTCCATCAGCCCTTACCCCAATCAATGCCGCAAGTACAGAACCTACAAATCCATTCGCATTAACACCGTTTAAACTGCCTGTGTTGGACGGCGATACCATTCCAACATTACCCGAAGAGTTAACGCCTGATAAGCTAGGGTTTACCCCAGAACTTACCGAACCCACCAATCCACTTGCAAATATACCCGATAACGCTTGCCTGATATTTGGTGTTACCGTTCCTGCTAACCCGGATGCATTGTCCCCGCTTAAGTTAACAACCGTTCCACCAAACGATATCGTTCCTACATTACCACTTGCAACAACTCCACTGAGTGCAACCGTTAGATTTGGCCCAACCAATCCAGTGTTACCCTGACCGTTTACACTGATTATCGGGTCCGCATCGCTCTCAATAACGGTTCCAACCGCCCCTGCCGCAAAAACTCCTGATAGCGCAGAGGTTCTACTCTGGGCTACTGTTCCGACATTCCCTGCGGAAGCAACGCCAGTTAGAGAAAGAGTTCCTCCCCACCCGTTTTGCCCCCACGTGCCATTACCCCAACCCAAGGACATAACATATCCTTTAGGTTGTCGACAATCTCAAAAGTGCAGAAGATGTCGTGTTCGATGGCATTGTCAATGTAAATGTTCCGGCGGTAATGGTCTGTGAACCAAATGTGTGAACGCTCACCGCCGCATTAGATTGACTTGAGTTATAGATTAACACTGTGTCAAATGCAGTTGTCAAAGTAACTCCTGAATAAGACAAGCTTGCTGATGGAGTCCAATATCCCACTCCCGCAGTTACCGATGAATTGGTTGACGAAGGCGCTGTTGCATTTGTAACAGCAATACCTCCCGCTGAGTATCCTGTTCCGGATACCTCTGCTACTCCGTTGATTGTTGCGTTATACGCAGTCGCACTGGCACATACACATGTTGTTGTGGTAGAACCAGACGTTGCTGTGTAAAGAGCCGCCTTGAATGTATCCGCCGCAGATGTTCCACGGGTAGGCGCAACACCAAAGTTATGGGTTGCAGTCATTAATTGACCAAGAAATGAAGTGCACATTGACTGTTGGTTTGCCATTTTATTCTCCTTATGCCATTGATGCGGCGACTAAATCTAACCACGGTGATTTCTTGAGAGTGACATGAGCAGAACGATGTACCAATTCATCTTCTAAATAGTACTCGACCCAAGTCGTGTATTCATTTTCATTGTCAATTGAACCTTCTTTTTTAACAAGAAGAGATTCATCCATGTCGCCTTTAGTAGTTGTAATCATTGTTATTCCTTACAGTCTGATTAAAGCGTTTGTTGGTGTGTTCGCCGGTAAAGATACCGTGAAATTTGGTCCTGCATTCTTATCTGAACCCCAGTTCAATAGGCAGATAGAATTGTTGGTTTTACTCGCATTGTAAAGCAATGCTCCTCGGCATACAAATGAAACATTGGTCCAAGTCACATTGTTAAAGCTGACATAAACCACGTTGCTGATTGAATCTATATTGATGCTTACCCCGGTGACCAACTGTCCGCCTGCGGCGTAAGTTCCCCCGGATACCTCGTTAGCGCTTGTATAAGCCGGAGTATTGGCATTAAGCAACGCATTGGCGTTGTAAAGCGCTAAATAAAGATTGTCGGTCAACAAATTCTGATATCCCTGTAGGATGTCAGATTTGAAAGAATTGGTGATGGTCTGGACTATCATACAACTTTATATTTAGGTGCGCCATCACGGTAAGAATCGCCCTTCTCCTTGGCATCTCCAAGTTGTTTAAGAATTGCAAGAGCATCATCCGCACGTTTTTGATACAAAGCAACCAGGTCTTGTTCGCCCTTGGTATAGGTAATGGCTTCCATCAATGAATAATTCAACAAGGCGGTATCAAAGTTCTCACCAAGCCATGATTGACCTGTAGGATTATTGATGCTTGCAACCGCAACTGTAAAAACAGGAGTTCCACTCGGGAACGGTAACGATGCGCTTAACTTGTCACCCACGACATATCCAGTTCCTGCGTCCACCAAAGACACAGAAGTCACCACACCACTGCTATTTACTACAATAGTAGCAGTTGCACTAGAGCCTGTTCCGCCCGTCAGTGCAGTGTTGTAATACGTACCGGCAGTAAATATCCCAGTGGATGTAATTGTTCCAAGCGTGGCAATGGTCGATTGAATAATAGAGGTCGCATAAGAGTTGTAATGCAACTCCATGCTATACACCTGGTCAGGCGTTGGACCTAACAAGAATGTCATGTCGTATATGTTGGATGTCTGTGGTCCAAACAAAGAATAATACAAAGGCAACCCAGAATACTGAGGTGTTGCAAAGGCTTCTCTAATAAAGCTCACATCTTTGTTTAACAAATACTGATAAGGTCCTTGAAACGATGCAGTCACAGAACCCGTTGCGGTTGCATTGTTTGTAAGCAAACATGAATTGGTTCCAACAATCTGTACGTAAGTGTTGGGAGGAATGCCTGTGGCGGTCACCAATTGGCCTACCTGGGCGTTTAAACCGGTATAGGTAATGGTATTGCTACCCGATGTTGTAGAAATAGTGCCAGAGGCGTATGTATAAGCCGCCAAAGAAAATGTAGATAACCAATCCGTTGGGCATGCAAGGTATGGATTGGTTGGACTAACCGCACCTGTTACATTTTTACGAAGCGAAGGAATCTGAACAGAGTTATAAATCCTCTGCTCGGCTTGCTCAATAAATCGATTAACGACTTCAACAGGAAAGTTATTCTCTGCGTAATCGTTAATCGATGTAACTAGGTCTACATAATACATTATGCCATTGGTCCTCTTGACATTTTACCCTTGGTAGCCGCTCCTGCGCCACGCATTTCTATGCCATCGGTTTTTTCATATCCAATACCATAGCTTACGCCACTGATTAGCGGGTCTTTGATATTGGCTTCTCTGGCTGATTTACGTCTTTGCCATTCACCTTGCTCCATAACCTCAGTGCCATCAATCTCTTGGCCTTTCATGTTATGCGGTGCGGCGTAAACATCGGCATAACCAACCTCTTTACCGCCTTGTTTCATTGAAAATTTACTCATTTCTTGCTCCCTTGGTTAGCAACACGAGCTAAATTACGACCCATTTCCTTTTCGGCTTGGCCTGTAACTCCGCCTTTTGCAAACTTAGTCATCTTTTGACCCTTGTGCATATGGCTTTCATGTTTATGAATTTCTTGGTCTGCAATTTTTTTAACTGTTTTCTTTTCCATGTTTGCTCCTAATTTGATGAAATTGTGCATGTTCCAATCTGAAAGTTTATCGTCAAATAGTTTGGCGTTAAACCTGCATCGTTATTGCTTGAACCCCCAATGGGGTTCCATCCCCACTGAATCACTCTACTTCCCTCTTCTGGATAGCCGTTTTGCGTTACACCTGGTCCAGGCGTTGCTGAAGTCACCAATCCACTCTGTCCAGACGCATAATAACTCACATCAGGTCTTGGTTCTCTAACCGCTTGCGGGTCATACACTGGATATAAACCCAATGATAACTGCGGTTGGTCAGGGTCCCAACACTCAGGACAAACCTTTATTTGGAAAAGTTTTGTCTTGATAATCTCTTTCTTCAACTCTTTGAGCATGTACCGCTGTCCGCAACGGTCACACTCCGCAATTGAATATTTGCCTGATGCGTATTGCGTTGCCATCAGTAGAACATTTGTCTAGGTACTAACCTTAGTGAGGCTTTCTCTCTATCCTCACCTCCCATCATGTTAAATTGTTCTTCGTATTGCGCCTTCAAGTCTTGGCTTCTCGCCATTGCTTCTGGAACTTTAACCGATAAGTAATACGTCAATCCTGCAATAATTGCCGGTAACGCTCTAAAAGGAATATCCTCATTAGGAGCACCACTTGTTGAATCTTGAATCCTTCTAAGTCTCCAGTACACAAATGTATATCCACCTCCCCCCGCATTGGGGGTAGGCCACACATTGATGTTATTTGGGTTGTATACCGTGAGGAAAGAACCCGAGGCTTGAGTAGATGCTGTTGTGCCGTTTAAACCTCTTATACAAAGATTAAGCACATTGTTTTCGACATTATTATAGTAAATCTGTTCGCCATTGATAATGATATATCCGGCAGATGCCAAAGTTGATGCATTATTAACAGGGATAGATGTTGCCGTTGCAGTTATTGCACTTGTGGTCTGTACTGTCGTTGGGTTGGTCTGGGCGTTCTGTCTGTTTACCCACACTTGAATGGGACGACCCTGCGCTAACTTATTGGGAATCGTGGAATACATTGTCTCGGATATGCGAGTAATGTTGATGTCCTGCTGATTGTTTGTACCCTCGTTTTGACGAATCACATGGTCAAGCAAATCAATTGTGTCATCTGGGATGATGTAAGAGACCTGACCTGTAACAAGAGGAATCTCTCCCTGCTCTATAGTCCAAAGATTAATGCCTCGGTTTGCCCATTCAATCGTGAGTAAATTCATACTCCGGCGAGCAGTGCGTAACTGATAACCAGTACGCATCTCTACGCCGCAACGCTCATAGCATTCTTCCGCTATTTCATTGAACGGTAGATTAAATAGAGTTGTTCCACTTGTAGACATTTATCTGTACTTCGCTGTTTTTTTAGCTATTGCCTTGGGTTGTGCTACAAATTGCTTGCCTGACTTCTTGCCTTCTCTCTTAGCCTTGGTGGTTGCCGCATACTCTTTTGAACTTAAAGATTTAATCGCTTTCTCAGGTAAATACCTTTCCCCAGTCTCAGAAGATTTCTTACCAGATTTAGTCGTCCATTTCTGGTCGCCCCAATTCTTTAAAGAAAGTTGTGATTTAGCAAGCGCTGTCATTTGTATCCGCCACCTGCGGCTTTGTATTTCTTTGCTACTAATTGACTTTTTCTAGCAGACCACTGACCTGCGCCAGTTCCTTGTACCGCCTCTGACTTTATTTGAGAAACAATTCGTTTCCTTAAAGTTGGCTTGGTGTAATTGCCTGCGGCATTTACCTTCCCGCCCTTCTTGTACTCAGTAAAGTCCGTGTCATCTCGACGAGCTTTACGAGTACCTTTAGGCATTTTGGATGGTTCTACCGCACCCATTCCACGGGAAGGCATCATGACTAGGCTTTTCCGCCGTGACACATTTTTTCTACATGCTCATGATGCATCTTATGGTCTTCTTTGTGTTTACCATAGTGATGCGAATGATGCATGTGGCTACCTTCATGATGCTCTTTCATGTGGTGCACTTGATGTTTAAACGAGCCATGAACTTCTGGCTCACCGCCATGTTCAATCATATCGAATTCTTTTTTCATGATTTTTCCTTAGCAAATTTTTGTGCGGGTATGGCCTTTTTTAGCTATACCATCCGCACGTGAATGAACTTTAGAACCAATGTGTCCGCCTTCGGCAAACTTATGGACCTTACCGCCTTTTTTCATGCCTTCTTTTTCAAAAGCTCTCATGTTCTTTTCAGATTCGATAGGCTCAACTTTTCCGCTATCGCCCGTATTTTTACCACGTGTATGACCCGTCTTTTGTAATTTAGACTCGCCAAACCTACCGTGCTTGTTAGAACCTGCTTCAACATCTTCCTTCATGGAGCGAGGACCCATAGTCTCAATTGCTCCGCCCTTGGCGTACTTCTTGGTTTTGCCGCCTTCATGCATTGAATGATGGTGCTCTGCCATTGCCAGGTGATGCTCTGCCAAATGCTTGTGATGAGCCTTGCTTAATCCGCCATGCTTCATGCCGGGAGCACCCATTGGAGGAGGAGGCATTCCACCGCCGGGAGGCATTCCAACAGGACCCATCGGAGGACGCATTGCAGGACGACCTGCCGCAATCATTGCCGCAAGTTTAGGATTCATACCACGACCACCCATAGCCATTTTCTTAACATGATGACCAGTATGACCACCATGTTTCATTTCTTTGGCTTCTTTTTCTTCTTCCATTGCAATCTTACGAAGTTCTTTCGCTTGCTTCATCTCATGTTCTTTTTCATGTTTCATAATTCCACCTTGTTTAAATTTTTTGCCTTTATCGGCCTCACTAAAATCTCGTCCCACGGACTGTGAGACCCCGGCTTTCTTGGCGAACGATGGATTGTGGGCCACCGCTTCCATGAAATCATGTTGCTTTTTACTACTGCTTGGCATCTTTATCAACCTTTTTGACGAATAAGTTGGTCAATCTTTTCTTCAAGCCTGTTAAAGCGTTGGTCAATGTGGTCTGTAATTCGATTAACCTCTGCACTGGTGACGTATTCACGAGCAACCTCCTCTCTTGTTTTGTTCAACAGAATTTCAAGTCTTTTTAATTCTGCAAACTTATCTTTTAAAAAGAAACTAATTATTCCAATCACCAAAGATAAAACTGCATTCCAAACAATCATCGGGTCCATTTAACAATTCCAAGCTTTAAGTGATTTGTTAATCCTTGAATTAGGGTCACTAGCGGTTTTGACACTAGTTAGCTTTTTCTTCATGCCTTCCATTCGAGCGCAAAAATTATCTTTTCTACTTCCGCCTTCAGGCTGAGGAGGCTTGATGTTATGACCCTCAGCTTTCAAACTGGCTCGTCCCTTGGCGTTTAAACCGCCATTTGGGTTTTTGCCTTCTTTGCGAGTCCATGCTCCAGCCATATTAAGTTCCGTTTGAAATTAATTTTCCGGCAATAATAACTCCAGCCGCAATTGTTGTAGCTGTACTTGTAACCAATTGCCACTGAACATCAGTTTTTTCTGAATACAAAAATGGGTCAGAGCTTCTATTTGCTGTATAAATGGAAACAAACGGTTGTTGTAACACATTTAGTTTCACACCGTTAGCGTTGTTAATTGCTTGGACAGAATAAGTAACAATATTGGATGATGTATAACTGTTGGATGTATTTACTTCAGCAAGTCCAAATAAAATGAATACCCTGCGGGCACTGTGTAAATGGTACTTTGTGTCTTACCAATTCCTGCATTAATTTGTGCAATAATATTTGAAGATTGCTTTAATGTGATTGTGCCTACGTTAGTGTTTTGACTGGTTCCAGGCAAAACCATTATCATACTGTTAACTCTATAATAGCTATTAACAGTCGTTACACCTGTAGTCCCGTTCATCGTTAATATCTCAGAGATTGGACTAAAGTTAGAATCCAACCCATTGATTAAAATTCTTGCAAGGCTATCATCGGAAGCTGAACTACTTACCAATGTAAGCGTTGAAGCCGTTGTAATATAAGTATAAGTAGTTGCGTTTTCCCACACGGGAATTTTTGTATTCCCAACCGCAGATTGATATCCAAACAAACTTAATGTTTGATGACCAGAAATTTGACCACGAGAAACCTGTAGGTCAAATGGCTCATAACGAGCTTTACGAGTAATTGAATTGACCGAATTGTTTGTATTAACAACGTTTGCCATAATTAATCTCCTAAATGTTTAAACAGGAGAGCCGAAGCTCTCCGAGATTAATTAATCAAAATTACCATAAGGGTAAGTTGTCAATGTACCAATGTTGTTATCAGGCTGTGTATAACGCAGAGTAAAATAAAACTTACCCGTTGACAATACACCTGTTGCTACCGTAAACGGAATCAATACAGTAAATACAACTTGTGAGAAAAAGCTTGGTTGTGTTCCAACTTGTGGGTTCTGTATATCAGAACTTGTAGATGCCTGTGCTATAAATTGTGCATCTGTGAATGTTGATAAAGATTGTCTACCCACAGCAGAAATAGTTCCTGTTGATGCGTATGTGGATGTGTTAAATGCGTTACCAACAACAACGGATACGTTACCAATAGTTCCTGCTGACAATGTTGGAACAACTCCGCAATCAATAAACAAATCATTGATAGCACACCCGGCCGGTAAATACATAACAACACCACGGTAAATAGTACCGCTTGTACCTGTTGGGTCGGCAGTAGGCGTTGTTGTGGTTGGGCCACTTGTACTAAACGTAGAACTAGGTGTATATAGTTGTCCGTTTAGGTTAGGTATTGAATTACCCCAAACAAACTGTCCAGAGCCTCCCGAATAACCAGCAGAACCCAAAGTAGTAACTGCAAAATTAATATCTGTTGCCTGAACTAAATCTGTGTATCCAATGTCTCTTAACGGCCCAAATCGGTTATCACCAGAGAGAATTGGACCTTCAAATGTACTACGTCCCATAATAATTCCTTATGCAAAAGTTACCTTGTTAATCGTTGCATCGTCTGCTGGGCCAGTGGCAACAAGGTTGAAGTCCCAGATGGTTTAAGTTTACTACGTTTAAACGTTTGTGCAAACAATTTTTTAAAAAAAACCCCGCTTTTTACGGCGGGGGTTTCTTTAGTAGGATGCGTATCCGCCTAGTGGGTCGGAATAGCCAAAGCTATAACGCTCACGTGACTTATAGCGCACGTTACCGGTATCAAAGTCGCCGTCCATGCTATTTTGTAGCGGTGTACGAACGAACATTTTGAAACCGTTAGGCACATCAGTTGTCAGGAACCATGCATTGGTTGCAGTCAAGAAGTGGTTAATTGTGTAACCTTCTGGAATGGAACCGTTGTTTTCGATGGCGTTAATATCGTTGTTGTTTGTACCAACACGCAATTTAGTTTCGAG